CTACGGCTTGGATTTCGGCTTTAGTAATGACCCGCTAGCGTTCGTTAAATGCTATGTTCATGCTGATTGCTTGTATATCGACGCAGAATTTTATAAAACCAAGATTGAAATAAACGATATTGTCGGTGCTATTAAGTCGGTTGACCCTGTGGCTATTAATCGCCCTGTGTTGGCTGATTCCGCCCGTCCTGATTTAATCAGCTATTTAAAATGTAATGGGTTGCCGTTTGTAAAAGGTGCAAAGAAAACGGTCGGCTCAAAAAACTATGTTCAAGACTCCGTAGCATTTTTACTGAACTTTAAACAGATAATCATTCAACCGCATTGCACTAACTCTATCAAGGAATTTAGCACATATTCTTACAAGACAGACCGCTACACTAATGATATACTTACTAAATTAGAAGATGCCAATAACCACTTAATAGACGCTATACGTTATGCGTTAAATGAATTGATGATATATGATGGTAGCTATTGGTATTTGTTCGACCGAATAGGAGATGATTTAAATGAAGCTATTTAACTGGTTCAATCGGGATAGCAAACCCGTAGTAGAAACCCCCAAAGTGTCAAACTACGACGGTATCCAAAACGCTATTACAGGCGTTGGTAGCTTCTTTGATGCTGGGATGTTTCACACGTTTGGACTAAACCAATTGGGGCAGATAGAGCTTGAGAATTACTACAACGGAAGCGGTATAGCACGGCGTATCGTTGATATGCTCCCCGAGGATGCTTTACGGCATGACTTGGAAACCACAGGTGAAGAACTGTACAACGAAATAAAGCGGTTAAAGTTCATTGAAAAGCTGAAAGAACTATCCAAGAAAGCCCGCTTATACGGCGGTGCGGTAATGCTGATGCTGGCAATGGACGGGCAAGATGATATGGGGCTAGCATTGAATGAAGGCAACCTAAAAAGCATTGAGGAGCTGGTTATTTTTACCAAAGACGAAATAAACAGCTACGAAATGGAGCTACAAACCGATATAACCCAGCCCGACTATGGCAAGTACTACTACTATACATTCAGCACTAAAGGCGGTGGGCTTCTCAAGGTTCACGCTAGCCGTGTATTAAGACTTGATGGGGATTCCAACGCAACCACTAGAGGCACGGGCTACGAATGGGGTAATAGCGTGCTTCAAAAAGTGCATGAACGCCTAGCGGTTTATTTGATGGCTACTAAGTTTATTGATACTCTTTGTAAAGACTACAAAGAAAAGACGTTTGCAGTTAAGGGTTTGATTGAGTTAATCGCACAAGGCAGATGGTCTGATTTACAAAAGCGGATGCAGATTGTAAGCCGTGGTCAGTCAATGCTTAACATGACGCTGGTTGATGCGGATAACGAAAAAATCGACACAAAGATAAGCAATGTTAGCGGTTATGATGCGTTGATTGATAAGTCAGCCGAGGCAGTAAGTGCAGATGTTGGGATGCCTGTTAGCTTATTGTTTGGGCGTTCACCTGCTGGCATGAATGCTACAGGGGATGGGGATAAAGAGATTTGGCACGCACAGGTAAAAGCGTATCAGACACACACACTACAGCCGTTAATTGAGCGATTCGTTACACTTTTGGGCTTGCAGTCAGAATGGAGAGACAAGCCGTCAGAACTAACATGGGAATGGGCAAATTTAGAGCAATTAAGCGACTTGCAGGAAGCAGATGTACGATTAAAGCTAGCTCAAGCGGATAAAATCTATATTGACGCTGGCGGTGCTGATGCTTCCTACTTGTTCCACCAAAGACATGATGGTGGGTATAACACCAACTTAGGCTATACTATCGAGGATTATCAAGGCTTTTTAGCCGATGAAGGGAGTTTTAACGATGTTGAAGAACCCGATTCACCCGACGCTACAATAGGGGAAGATGATGCGTAAGGTTTTAAACAACTTCCCGAAAGCGATACAACGGCGGTATAAGGCGTTTATTCTTAACGGATTAAAGGCTTATAACAAGCAGTTTATCGCATATGTTATTAGTCGGCTTCCATCTATTTATGCGTTAGCTGGGGTACGTACCGATGCCGATTACAGCGAAGAGATTAACCAGTTGGTTATTCAAGGTATCGCATTTGAAGTAGCACAGCAGATAGTAAACGAGGGCTTAATATACCGACACGGGGCGGATGTTTATTCATTCGTGGGTAGAACGTTAAAAGAAAAAGCAGTTAATGAGTTTGGTGTTAATGCCATTGGAAGCAGAGGGCTTGAGCCAACCGTAAGAGCATGGGCAAAAGACAACGTGCGTTTAATTAAAGATATGCTAGCTAGTGAACGTAACGCAATCGCTAGCATTGTCAGCAGGGGCGTGGGTAGCGGTTTATCTGTTAAGCAATTAACCAAGCAGATTATCGAGCAAACAGGCGTTACTAACAGGCGTGCTACATTGATAGCCACTAATGAAATAGGCAACCTATTCGGTCAGATTGAAAAGCTTGAGAATGAACGCCTAGGCTTTAATCTGTACGAATGGGCTACTGCATTGGATGAAAGAGTAAGACCTAGCCATAAGGCAATGCGTGGCAAAATATGCCGTTGGGATGATGCCACGGTGTATAAGGACAGCGTCGACGATACGGAATGGAAACCACGGTCTGCTATTGGGGGCGTTAATGCTCATCCATCAATGGAGATACGGTGCAGATGTACCAGTTATACTATTTTTGAGTAGAAAGAGGACAGGATGGACTTTAATTTATTTAACGGCGATTGTTTAGACGTTTTAAAAACATTACTCGATAACAGCGTTGATTCAATTGTTACTGACCCACCGTATGGGTTAAGCAATCAATCGCAAGATGATATTATCAAGTGCTTAACGGCTTGGTTAGCAGATGAAGCCTACATACATGCTGGTAGTGGTTTTATGGGTAAGAAGTGGGATAGCTTTGTACCAAGCCCGACCGTTTGGAAAGAGTGCCTGCGTGTGTTGAAGCATGGGGGGCATATTGCATGTTTTGCTGGGAGCAGAACGCAAGATTTAATGGGTATGAGCTTACGGCTAGCAGGCTTTGAAATGCGTGATGTTGTTATGTGGGTGTACGGGTGTTTAAGTGAAGATACTGAAATACTAACAAGCAATGGATGGAGGCGTTACCATAAAACCATTGAACAAGATAGCGTATTATGTTATAATAAAGATAGTGATAGTTTTGAGTTCCATCAACCTACAAAGTCTTTTAATTATGAAAACAAACATACCGCCTATAGTATTAAATCAGATTTTACAGACCAAATCGTCAGCAGAAACCATCGTGTGCTTGTTGAACGAGGCGGAAGCCTTGAATTTATTAGTGCCGAGACACTTGAACGCAAAGAGAACATACCCTTTTTGGAAAGCCTGCACTGTTTGCCAAACTCCGTATATGACACATACGAAGGAACAAGCAATAAGGAACAAAACTTGCTCAAAGAAGTGCCTAGGGGAAATGATATCAAAAGAGAAAATAGGGAAGAAAACACAGAACAAAAAAGAATGTATTGTTTGCAAGACAACGTTTTACCCGACCTTTCAATCGGTCAACAAACCGAGAGTTGTTTGTTCTCGTCAATGCAACGGTGTATTGAGGGGGGAGGAATGGAAAGCTCATGCACACAAAGGGCGTGCGTCTTGGAAGCAGGAGAGCGAAATAGCCTTAAAACTGCGGATGACTGGGTCAACGAATCCAAGCTGGAAGGGCGGGGTAACTTACCACAACCGCAAGGGGCAATATGTAACACAAAAAATAAAGTATGTGAGGTGTCCGATAGAATACATAGCAATGGCACGCAAAGATGGGTATGTAATGGAGCATCGACTATTGGTTGCAATGAAGATACAGAGACCGCTAACAAGAACAGAAGCAGTTCATCATATCAACCACGATGCAACAGACAACAGATTGCAGAACTTGATGCTATTCAGGACGAATGCGGAACACAAACAATACGAACATGGAAAGCCTATAGTTCCACTTTGGCAACCATAACACCGATAGAATACAAAGGTAACGTGTGGTGTGTAACTGTTCCTACTGGTGCATTTGTAGCTAGAAGAAATGGAAAGATATTTATAACAGGCAATAGTGGCTTCCCCAAAGGGCTTGATATTGCCAAGGGTATTGATAAATACTTTGGAAAAGAGCCTAAAATAGTAGGTGAAAGAGAAGATTTTGCAAATAGGAAAGCAAAAAACAATTTTGAACAATTTACAGCAATAAACCCAAGCGACAAAGGCATTAACTCAAAAGCATTTCAAGAAAAGATGGGTGCTATTTATGAGTTCCAAACAGACCAAGCCAAACAATGGGATGGATGGAACACTAATTTAAAGCCTGCTTATGAGCCGATAATCCTAGCACGCAAGCCGTTAGATGGCACGGTGGTTAATAACGTGCTTAAACACGGCGTGGGTGGATTGAACATAGGGGCGTGTCGGGTTGAAGCAACCGAGTTTTCTAAAGTTTTAGGGACAAAAAGAGTGGTTAATACAGGTAGTGGGTTTGAAAGCTTTGGGATGGGCTCAATAAGAAGTGGGGGTGGTGCTAGTTCCCCATTAG